GCTTCGATCTGCTTATCTAGGCTATCTTTAAAATTGTTTTCTTCTGCAACAGAATCAGCAATCGCCTGCGCCCAATCCTGCCCAAGATTTTCAAACGGAATAAAATTATCCGGGTCAGGTGCAGGTAAGCTATAAAGCGTGTCGATGTACGCGCTGTGCGTGCCGTTAGTCCCGGTCATTCCCACGACTAGCCCTGTGACTACGTTTTGCAGATCACCCTCATTTTTTACCAGCGGCTCAAGCCGTGTATAAACATATTCGTTCATTTTGATTACTCCCCTAACGGCTCCATACCGTCAGGCAGATTTACCTCAACCCACTCCCCCGACTCTTCATCCCAAGCATACGGGCCGTCAGGTCGCGGAACCGGAGCCTGCCACTGACAGGTTGACTCATTTAAAACCCACGATTCAAAAGCAGGTTTCGGCGGGATAAATGCATCCAAGTTTGAATCGTATTTGTAACCAATCCCTGCAAAATTCTTACGGAAAGCCTCGCCACCTTCGCCATGCTCACCAGCCCGAGTGTTGTAGCTAGTCCGCTTCCAAGTGCCGCCGAGCAAATCAGCGCACCACTGCTCGCCATCAGCCTCATGCTCATCGGCTACCACGATCACTTGAGTAACCGTTCCTTCGTTATCAATTTGTGCAAAGTGAGCCATTAGTTTTGAAATTTATAGCGAACAATGACCACGCCAGAGCCGCCGTTATCCGACGAGTACGAACCTGATCCACCGTTGCCCGTGTTCGATGTACCTGCGCCACCACCCGACCCATTTCCGCCGGTTGCATAAGTGGTGGATGAGCCAGTAATATCGTTGCTTGAGCCGTTGCCAGCCGTTGCGCTGGAATCTGAACCCGCACCGCCCGCACCACCGCCGGGTGCGCCTTGTCCGCCAGTGTTGTAGTCACCGCCGTCATGGCCTTCAACCGGACTGTACCCGCCCGCATTTCCGCTCGCGCCAGTGTCGGTTATCCCGTAACCGTAATCGTATGCTGCCCCGCCACCTGAGCCGCCGCTGCTGGGGGCCGAGGCCGAACCCGCACCGTATCCACCGCCTGTCGCGCTAATGCCATCAATAGATGAGTTGCTGCCCTCGCCCACGGCTGAACCGCCAGCACCCACAACCACGCTGTAAGTTGTTTCACCCGAGCTTGGGGTGTGAGAGGCTATGCTTCGATAGCCACCCGCACCGCCGCCACCGCCGTAATGGCTGCTACCATCGGACGAGCCGCTACTGCCTCCGCCAGCGACGACTAAAAGTTCCACCGTGCTGCTCCCCGCACCACCCTCATCAGTCACCGTAAAAGTGCCGCTGCTATTAAAAACATGAATTTTGTAATCCCCATCCTCGGATATAGTACCGCCGGTTGCAGCGATGTAATCGGGTGCTGGTGAACCCCCACCGAAGCTCCCGCTGGTATCCAACCGATATGGATTAATTAAATTCATGCGCGAGTGCCGATTAACCAGATTTTTAGTCCCGCCCCTGCGGTGCTGCTGCCAATCGCATCAATATCCACTGTGATCTCTGCATCATCAGCCAGTGAGGAGCTGCTAATACCGACTGCTGTCGTTGCGGTGGTGCTGGTTTTTTCACCGGCATCAATGGTCAATTTTGTGCTGAGAATCGTCGATCCACCCTCGTTAATATCAACCGTCAAAGCCGACCCAGCAGGGGCAGTAACCACGTTGGCACGCACGGCGGTCAGGGTCATTGCGTGTGGCATCCTGAAAGTTATTTTTGCTGTGCCAGTAGTCAGCGCAGTAGTCTCATCGCTAACTGCGAAGCCGAGTTCTACGGGTAGTGCCGACCACGAAACATTGCCACTCCCATCCGTTTTTAAAACTTGATCCGCGCTACCGCCGGAGCCGTTCAGCTTTAGCTTTTCAGATTTAAGGTCGAGCGTGCCGTCAGCATCAAGCCGCATCTTCTCAGTGGGCGCAGAATTAGTTGCGTTGGACGTTAGGAATGCTAGATCACCAGATCGGTACTGTCCTGCTCCGCTAATCGACACAGCCTCACCCATCACGCAGTTGATGCTGGCACTCAAATAATGAGGAGACTCATCTGCGTCAGTCCAGCCGAATGCTACACCAGACATATTACCTGTTGTATCGTCATCATTGACTATGCAAAGCAGGTTATTGGCGTGAGTAACAGTTGTTCCAGAATCCGTGCCTTGGAAAACAAACGGCTTCGCATCGCCATTACCGTTGTAGCAGTTGGCAACCGAAGTACCGCCCGCTAGGAGGTTACCCGCATCCGTGACGTATAGATAATTTCCGTTGCCCACCAAAGTGTTCGTTCCACTCCGGAGAATGATGTTAGCAGTATTATCCCCGCTATTTAATACATCTGCTTCAATTCGTGAGGTACTGGATGCCCTAATCGGCCCAGCTACCTCCAACTTTACATTCGTGTTGGGTGAGCTAGTTCCTATGCCGCAGCGGCCCGCTGAGTCGATAGCCACCTTGGATGTTCCCGATACCAAAAAATCGTATTCAGTGGCGTCGAAGGCCGCTTTCTTGTAGGTGTCATTAGCGCGGTTTACGGCCCTGACCATCGCAATCCCTGTGGTACTGCCGTGTACGTTGATCCCTTGGTCATCTGCGCCAGTGAACATTGTTCCTGAAACGTCGAGGCCGAATGAGGGATTTGGCTCACCAATACCCACGTTGCCAGTGCCATCCGGGTTCAGCACAATATCGCCATTCGAGCCACTCGCAGTAATAATCTTATTACTGTTTACGTCGAGATCGCCACCAAGCTGGGGCGTGGTGTCAGAAACTACGTCCGCAATCTTCGCATTCCAAGTTGCTGCGCTGGCAATGTTTCCATCAGGAAGGGAACCAGTGACCTCATCGGTAAGGTCTACCCCAGCACTCTTAATTGATACCGCACCACTACTGACTGCGAAGTTATCCGGGCTAAAAGATGCTGCGCCCTTCGCTGAAGTGGAAGCATCGTCGATTGAAATTGCGGGAGTTGTTGAACTTCCATCCGAAGAAATCGGGGAAGTCCCTGTCACGCCTGTAACAGTTCCGCTTGCAGCCCCAGAGTCATCTCCGGCCTCCCAATTGGAAGATGTGCTGTTCCATTTAAGTATCTGATTATTTGAGGGGCTGGCGTTGACGTTGGATAGATCGTTTAGGGCTGCATTAAGTTTTGCGCCGGTCACGGCATCGTCAACGATGGCCGCAGTGTCTACTGCATCGTCTGCCAATTCGCTAGCCCCCACAGCATTCGCCCCGATTTGGCCGGAGCCAATAGAGTCATTGGCGATTTTGATCTGAGTTATAGCACCGCCAGCGATCATATCAGTTTGAACAGCACCACTAGCTATCGTTAGTGCTGTACTACCAGTGACATCGCCTGTGTGCGTAACATTGCTAACTAGGCCATCGAGCTTCGTTTTATCGCCGTCCACAAACGCACCTTCAGATGGCTTTTCTTGTAAGGTGGAAATTGTGACTCCCTTAACCCCTGCCAAGTCAGTCAACTCGGAATCCATTAACGCGCCAGCAGCGGTGACGTTAGCCGTGTCAGTTACGTCTGCGCTGTCCTCAATCCCATCGAGCTTCGTTTCGTCCGCTGCTGTAAAATGTTTGTTCGTCGTGCCCTCAGCAATCTCATCAAGATTGTCTTTGGTGAGAATTTGAGTATCAACGTAGTCCTTCACCGCTGCACTGGTGGGCAACGTAGTATCGTTGTCGTTGCTACTGATGCCTTCACTCTCCGTCACCAAGCTGGCGGCGTCGAGTTGGCTGGTGGAAATATCCACGATGCCCGCGCTCAAATTCGTGAGGCTGACCTTCTTCGTCGTACCAGTGGAAGCCCCAGTGGTGTCGCTAACGTCCACCACGGGCACTACGTCCGTAGTCGCCGGAGCTTCGGTTAATTCGGTTAATGCACTGATTTTTTTGTTACCCATTGGATGCCCCTTTAATAAGTCAATACGTTGACGCGCTTAACTTGCCCTTGCTGGCGGAGTAGCTTGTCAGCTTCAATCGCAATAACTGCTTCCGCATCGCGGTCAGCCATTGCAGCCAATTCATTGTTACCCGTAGCCCGCAGATAATCCGCAAAGGCTCCACGGATTAGGTAGCCCTGAAAAATGTACGGCACCTCCACCAGCGTCCACTTGCTTGCGTGAGTTGAAGGAGTTTCAGCCACGCCAACAGACTGGTTTGCTTCGTAAAAGTCTCCGTTAAAATATACCTGGTCGCCTGAAGAGTAGGCACTGGTACTTGAATGACTGTCTCCGGTTAGCAGTGGGCGTTGCTTCCGGCCCCGCACCCACACCTTCGTAACGTCCTTGGCCACATGTGCGCCCGTGCCGGTCAACTCAAAGTCGTACTCTTTTATGGATGTAAAGTTGCGCGGGTCTTTGCTGGCAATGGAAAGGAACTCGCCAATCTTTGTTTCGCCAGTCTGCTCATGGGCAATGTAACGATCAAACGGAACTAATTGCGTCCAATTACTACTTGTTTCCGGTGTGACCGAACCGCTTGATGTATGAGCCAGATAGCACCAGTAGTGCTTTCCGGTGATGTCATATCTAACTGTATCTCCAACTGAATAGGATGTGCCGGTGAGCCAATCGTCTCCAGATGGAGCTTCACTAGCGTCTGCCCACCAGTCTTTTGTGGTTGGAGTGTTGCCGGTGTTGGCAGCGGCAACGGACTGGTAATACTTGTCCTCTTTTGCATAATAAACCTCCGCATCTTTTGCATACGTTGTTCCGCTGCTCCACAACGGGCGGAAGGTACGCTCCTCCACCAGCAATGTATCCGGCCATTCACCGGACTCCCACGCAAGTGCCAGCCTTGCATCGGCTAAATCTCGGATGCGGGCAAACTCGCTTGTCGATATATTATCCCGATCAAGCCCTGCCAACTGGGCCACACCGTAAAGCACGTTCTTAAAGGTCAGCTTTCTCATTTATATACCTTTATGGTGCGACCCGCTCCAACCCGATAGAAGCCGTTGCCCGTGTACCCCACTTGGGTTTTATCAGATACCGTGTTCACCTTCACATCGGGATTATCTTCACGGTACTTCTTCATAAACTTTTTGTCCTGCCACACATCGTAGCCCTCGCGTTGCCCCCAGTAATGGTAGGCTGTCGCAGGGATGCTGGCTTTCATTTCACCCATGCCCTCCACATGTCGGTAGGCGCGGGAGTTGTTTTCAGCACCAATAGCCTTCGAGTCAGTGAAGGCTTGGTCACATTGCGATAAGACTCGCTGCCGGAGGCGGGCGGCTACTGCGTCCCGTAAATCCCCCGGCAGCGAGTTGATAGCGTGTTCTAACATCCTTGTCGGGATTAGCTCGCCAAGTCGAATTTACCGTGCGCCAGCGGGTTCTTCACCACCAACGCAGCCACAGCTTCCACCATGCGGATTGGGCCACCGCCGCTGTCGGGCAGTTCCTTCACCTCTGGCAATTTGCCGTAACGGATTTCAATGCCGTCCATGTCCAGCACATAACCATCGGTCTGCGCGGGCATGAAGTTATCCGGCACCAAAGCCACCGAACCAAAGTCGCCCTCGAAGAAATCGACGGCCAATGTCACTTTCTTGCCCGATTGAGGCGAGAAGGTGCGCACTTGGGTAGCGGCAATGTTGTTGCTCGCATCAGTCACCGAGCGCGTGCCCGTCAGGCGATCCGTAAAGGCCCGCTTGAGGGTGCGACCCAGAGGCATCGTGAAATTCTTGATGCTTCCAGTCTCGGAATAGATGCTCGCCAACACATCCTGAACGGTAGTGTCGGTGATGTTCGCCGTGGTGGCAGTCGTTTCGATGCTCGCAGTCGGCGTGCGGAATGCAGCCGGAACTTGCAGCACGGAACCACCCGCTGTGCTGATCCAAGTGGCCAAGCCCTTGGTCAGATAAGCGTTGGACGAACCATCATCAGCCTGCGCGTCATTAGCGGAGAGGTAGGACTTCTCCATGTCGCGTTTCAGTTCAACGAGTTTCTTGGCAATGCCATTGGCAATCTCATCGTTGATGCCAGCTACGTTGCTGATCTCAAGAGACAGCGGGCTGACGCGGATGGAACGACGATGCACTTGAACGTAGTTGCTCAAGATAGCACGGTTCTCACCGGGGTTCTGGTAATCACTCGAACCAACATCGGCACCATCAACGGTGCCGGTGGCGACTGCCGCTGCATAGGCATCGGCTTGCCAGTCCATACGTGTGTTACCCGGTTTTGCTCCCTTCTTCGCTCCGCTGACCAATGGACAATCGTGAGCATCGACGAGGGCGATGTAATCGGCTAAATCTTCGCGTTTGCCGATTTGATCTTTTTCTAACAGTGAAGCCATTTTAGCTCCTTTCCCAAGCTATAAATTCAGCTTGATAATTTCTGCCAACTCATCGACCCCTCCTGTTTCCTGAAACGATTTGCGGGCGGAAGCTGAACGAGCCGCCTTCGGGTCTACCGGCGCAGGTTCCGCTGCCGGTGCCGTAGGTTGTGATGGTGCCTTGGGAGTTGCTTTAACAGGCGCGGGTTTTTTCCCCTGAGTTAACCGCACTGCCTGCCCCACTAGCGCATCGCCAACAATCAACTTGTAATTAGGCTTGGTCATTAGTTCGGGAAACTCCCGAATGGCCATTTGCGCGTTCTGGTATTCGCTACTCGCCTTGTCCTTCCACCACGGGTACGCTTTAAGCACATCCGGCTCCAAGGATTCACGGGTCTGAATGAACTTCATTTGATCCGGTAGCTGTCTCCGAATCGCCCGCGCTGCCTTCTTCCGAATCTCCCGAACGTCTTCCTGTGTAAACTCCTGCTCGCCTTCCTTGGTGGTGATGTACGCCCCGTCCGGGTTGTCCTCTGCCCACTCCAAGGTCTGCTCGGCTCGTAAGAGTTCCTTCTGCACATCCTCTGCTGTTCGCAGGTTCGCAAAAGGATTCTCGTCCGTGGGCGGTGGCGCAACTGGTTCCCCAACCTCTTCTGCACGCGCCTCCGCTTCCGCAAGTTTCTGCTTCAGTTCCGCTACTTCCTCTGCTGCGGATTCTTCTGCTTCCTTGCGCTTACGGACTTCCTTGCCGATCCGCTTGTTTACACTCTCTTGAACGTCCGGTGCTAAACCGTCCTGCTCGTCCTCTGCCTCGTTGGCGGCTGGTTCAGCCTCCGCCTCAGTCGTTTCAGTTTTGGAAAGATCGTTGTCCGCTTCTCCCTCTGCACTCACAGAGGCTTCGTCGGACGGTTCACTTTCCTCACTTTGTTCTTCCGCATTAGCCGGTTGAGGTTCCGGCTGTTCATCTCGTTCAAGAGTTGTCTTTAGCAACGAAGCCAAGCTCTCTTGATCCAAGTCAATTTGCGGTTCCACGGTTTTTTTAGGGCTTTCCGTTGACCCTTCATTGTTGTCAGCCATGCAATTTGGGGAGCCGCAAGAAGCTCCGTTTATCAAAGCAGCGTTTGGTTTTCTCAGGACACCGTGATACGCAGAAACACTGTGCCAATAATGATTAGATGCGAAGATGCTCCCAAAAAAAATACCCCGCTTTTACGCAGGGTAAGGTTGGGTAACGTTGGGTAACGTTGGGTATTATTTTCTGTTTGTTTCAGCAGCGTTCCGCAGGCTCTTTAGGTGGTCGCGATACTCCGATATGGCTGCTGCTCTGCCTGCAACGTAGTGGCGTTGCTCCGCCGATAAGTCCGGCGAAGTCAACACCTCTACTTCTGCAACGTGGAAGGCGTCCAGTTGAGCCAGCACCTCTTCCCACAATTCGTTGTGCCCATCCCATTGGAAGGCGTTCCAGTTCACTTCGTTCATAGCTTAACCCGCCTGCATCGGCTTGGTGCCAATGCGACCTATCTGCTTGTTCTGCTGCTGCATTACACCCATTTGCAGGTTCTCCATGTACTTCTGCATTAACTGCTGGAACATCTCGTCGCCCTCCATCGCCTGCTGCACTCTTGGATTGCTGCCAGCTATCTCCTGCGCCATCTGCATCTTGCTGCCCGAAGAAGGGTCGTTGCTCGCATCCGCATAGCTCGCTTCAAAGCCCAACAACATCTGCGCAATGTCGCGCTTCACATCGTTGTACATCTTCTGCGAAGCCGCTGCCTCGTCCACCAGCATCTCATCCGCCGCTTCCGGGGCCACCGCACGCAACGCCTTGTCCACCAGTTTTACTTTGTCAATACGCCCAGCCGCATCCAGCGTGGTGGCAATCGTGCTGATCGCATCGAGCTTCGACTTCACCAAGTCGCTGTCCAGTTCCGCCACGTTGAACTTCAACACGAAGTCATAACGCGCTGCGTCATGGCTAATCACCTGTGCCGCCTGCGCACTGGTAACTCGCACCAGTTCTTCCAGTGAATAGTATTGGATGCACAAACGGAACACTTGGCGGAACACCTCAGTCCATCCACGCAACCATTGGTTCACCATGCGCTGCTGCTTCAACTGCGTTACCACTTGCGGGATTTGCGCGTTGGGCCGACCAAAGTATTCGTCAGCCTGTTGACGTACCGCGTCCATAACACTAAAGGCAGTCTGCGGTGGGCGACTCGGCGGTTGCAGGAATTGATAGTCTCCAGCGCGTGTCACCGGCAACTGCACCGCAGGGCCAATCTTGTTTGCCAAGCCCAAGCGTTTGCTCACCTGGATGGGCGGCAGCGTCTCGAAGCTGGTCGAATCAAACACACTGTCCCGCTGCGCCTTGATCTCCTGCTGCCATGTGCGGGCAATCTCAGAAACACCACGGCTCTCCGTAACCCGCCGCGCCACATGCTCCCTGCGGAACAACACAAACGGATACTCGTTGTGCGCGTAATCCAACATCTCATGCTTCGCAAACAAACTAGGCTCTCCCTCGTTGTTGGAAAGTAGCGGGCAGAAGATGGTGTACCAGATACCGGGCACGCCATTGCTGTCCAACTGGCGCGTATAAGCCCATACAATTTCCACCAAGTTATCCCGCCGCTCAATAGTGCTGTCCGTCAACGCACTGAGCGCACGACTCACATCATTGATCCCCAAGCTCTTGCCTGCCGTCTGCACAGCTTCATCAACAAAGGAGGCATCCCAACCCTCGTCAGTCACCTTGGCGCGTAGCTCCACCTCGGACATGAATTGTCTGCGGAAGATCACCCGCGCCTTCTGCAAGTCAATCGTCTCCGGCGGAAACAACACATCATCATAAGGCTTCAACGCCGTCACACTGGGCGCGTTGCGACAGATGTAGGGCACCGGAAACTCCGCCTGCCCAGTCTCGCGCAAGTCCTTCACCACCTTGCGTGCCGCCCACTTCTTCATGCCCGGAACATAGTCCTGCACCACTCCCGCAACTTCACTCTCACGTTCCGGTTCGTTAATCATCCCCGGCAGGGAAGCCATCAGTGAGTCCGGCGCAGACTGTGCCGCCATCGCATGAACCTCTTCCAAGGTCAACGTCTGCGTCTTCAACGCACTCTGCTGCTCCCAACCCACAAACGCCGCACTCCATCCATAGGACATCATGTACTGCCCCAACAACTCACTCTCACTTCCCAGTGTGTTGTGCATGTTGTTGCGCACCCAGTTCATTAGAGTTGTCGCTGCCCCAGCCGGTTCAAGGTCGCCCACTTCCGTGCCACTCACCGATAACTGCGAGCGACTGGCAGAGGTTGTCAACATGTCCACGCAGTCGTTGATGATACTGTCCACCAACGGAATGCGCGTGTCGCTCGCTCCATCCCAAGGAAACGCTTGGTTCCCCTCCGGCAAGTTGGCGTCATGCTTCTTGCCATCATCGCTCTGCCCATCCCATCGCATATAGCGGGCCTTGTCAGCCGCACTGGTACGCTCAAGGGTAAAGCCCTCGTCCATGCTCCGCCGAAACTCCTGTATCAACTCAGGAACATCCGGCCCTCCCGTGTGTTTCGCTAATGCGTCAGTGTTCTCCATTTCTATTCTCCTTTAGGCCAACGTGTTCCAACAGTTCGTCCCGATAGAAACGATGCTGCGATCCACCCACCAAGGTATAGACGCGCACCGCATTGTTTAGCCTCAATTTGTCCAAATATTTTGCACTCAACCCCGTCAACTCAGCCGCTTGCGAGCGGGTCAACAACGGGGGGTATTCTTCAATAACCATAATCAATAGCTCCCTCCTCCAACCGCAGCAAAACTGGTGTCCGTCACATGCTCTGGACGGAACAGCATCAAGTATCTCATACAGTCAGTCATATCTTTATAGGCATTTTTCTCACCACCCGCAGGCGTTGCCTCCTTCATGCAATCAATCAAGTTGCCGCACTCACTGCTAATATACAGCTTCGGCTCGTTCACCACCGACAAGCTCTGCTCCGTGTCGTAATCCAACACCTCGTTTATCAACGCAATACCCTGCTCAATGTGAACGCCACTGGCCTGCTCAAAGTCCATGTCGCAATCATCCCGCAACACATCCACCAACGATGCCCCATCGCGGATCGCCGCAGGACTGCCACCGGCTCGCGGGTCAATCAAACGCCAATAAATATCTTCATCACCTTCCAGCCTGCGGAACTCTTCCACATAACTTTCCGGCCCCCAACCTTGCCCCTCCTGCGCTGGGCCTTTCACCCCACCGGGCTTGTCTCCGGGTAACGCCCACTCACCATAGTCACGGCGATTGGGGAACTCCCGATACACATACATGCGCCCAGACTCATCCACCCGTAGCCACAAGGTAGCCCACATGCGGCTACCCGCCGGATCAGTCACCATGTAGTTTGTGCCCTCCGCAGGAATGTCCTCCGGCTCTACCACATGCACCTTGCTGAACTTGGGGAAATAGTTGCCGCTGGTCTTCTCGCACCACCCATAGAAACGCACCTTCTTCTGGACACTGCTCTCCTTCTCCAACGCCTTCTGCATACTGTCCTGCGGCTGGAAAGGATTCTGGTCAGTGTGAAACCACACCATCGCTGAGTCATCCCGCAAACACTTCGCCACATACGGCATGTGACCCGCCAACACCCCCGGCACATGCACCTTGTCCGGCTCCAACATCAACGCCTCCCGAAAGGCTGTGAAACGACACCCACTCTGGAACGCCGCCAACGTGTTCGTCCAACCCGTGATAGGCGTGGCCGTTATCAACATCTTCCCCTTGCGCGTCACCAAACGAAACTGCGCCGTCTCCACCCAGCTATACGGCACCAACTCATCAAACCAAATCAAGTCCGCCTCCATACCCTCCAAGATGTCGGGCTGCTGCGAGTAATGGTTGAACCAACACTGGGCTCCATTGGGCAGAATAAAGGTCGCCTCACTAAAGCCGTTCTTGACCGTGTAACTCACATTGGTCGTCTTGGTCTTCTTCGGCTTGCGCCACTGACTCGGTAACATGTTGAAGACCGCAGGTTGCTGGTCACGAATGCTACTCTGACTGGTCATCGAAAAAGCCACCACCCGCGCACCGGGCTTCTCCACCATCGTGCGTACCAGATACTTGCTCGCAAAAGCAGTCTTGCCGCTGCGGTTGCCACCACTCACTGCCAAACGATCATGGTTCTCCAATAACTTCTCCGCCCGCGCCCAATGCTCCAACTCACTGTCGGGCGCACATGGGCGAATACCTACCCCGCAACTGTACGGCTCCTTACGCGCCATCTCTAGCTGGTACTCCCGCTGCTCAAGGTCGCGCAAGACCCTATCAATACCGTACTTTTCACCCGTCTCAGGATCAATCGACTCAGCCTGCGCCAAGCATTGCTCCCGTGTCGGGGCCACCCAAAAAGGATGCGGGGTTGGTTCGGTAATCGCCATTACTTCAAAGCATCTTCTTTATCTTCTTCAGTGCCTCCGCAGGCTTCATGTCGCCAGTCTCCCCGCGTACACACAAATTCTTTACCTCCTCAATGTGTTCCTCCAACGTCATCACATAACACACCAAGTCCAACGTCTCCGCCATTACCTCCGGCATAATCCGCCGCCGCCACAAAAAGCCGCCATGCTCCGCCTGCCCCTTGCGGTACTTCTCCGCCAACAAATCATTGGTGCGCTCCCTAATGCGCTGCAAATGCCGCTCACAAGACGGCCTCATTAATTCACTCATACTTGTCTCGCTCCCTCATCATCTCATCAGCCACTTCATAACTGAACTTCGCCAAGGCTTGCGTGTCCGGCGAAAACCCCTCAGTCCAGTTCGCCATCGCACCAGATAAAGCCTGCCCCGCAAACCAGTCGCGTAGCTGACGATCCTGCTCCTCCTCCTCACTATCGTAACGCAACACTGTCTACCCCCCTCTTCCTCGGACGGCTCGCCTCCGCCCAGCCAGCACCATCCTGCCTGACATGCACAAGCATCCCCGGAACATAACGATCACGGGTAGTCGGGTTCACTCGCACCAAGACTGACTCGCCTTCATACTCCGCCATAATGAGCCGAGGATTGCGTATGCGGGCGTTTGTTACCTTGGCAGACTGCGGAGTGCTGGAAGGTAACTCAACAGCGTCTACGAGGCCCAAAAGAACGTGGAGCTTGTGGACGCCATCTTCCGTGTAAACAACCAGTCTGCCCCGCTTCTCCCAGTCCAAGCCCTCCACCATTCCCGCACGGTGTCTGGCTAGTTCCTTGCGCGGTAACTGTAAAGCCGCTGCCATGTCGCGTTCAGGTGTTAGAGTTGCCATTTGTCGAAAATTTTGTTCTAGCCTAATCCATATTTGGGGGAGACGGCGCGCAATTTTCGACCCCCCCCGCCCCCTGCTGGCTTGCCTGCTGGCTTGCCTGCTGGCTTGCCTGCTGGCCGTGGCCGGTGCCGGTGCGCTGCTGGCCTGCCGCGCGCTGCTCCCCTGAACCACCGTCCCCATCCGTAAAGCTCTCAATTTCCACCACATCCGCAGTCTTTTCCTGCTGTGGTGCGCTTTGGTGCACTGTATTGCCTAGCCAACCGCCAAGCCCTTGGCCGATTTCGTGCCGGTGTTCGACGACTCCCAGCAAAGCCGGATTGTCCGAAAGCTCTGTGGTGATTTTCGTGGAAAGTATTCCGAGGCTCAATGCGTTCTGCTGGATGTTTCCGCCACCGTTTGCCGCTTGCTTGGCGATCTGCTCGGCCAATGTTTCCGCCGCACCCATTAACACCTCGCGCGTTCGGCGTTTCCATTTGGGTAATTCGTCTTTGTGTTTCTCCCGATACAGGGAAACCGTAGACGGCGCAACACTGTGCCGGGTTGCAATCTCTGTGATTGCTTTCCCGGCTTTCAAATCATCCACAATCGCCGCGCGTGTTGCCGGTGGAATCTGTTGCCCTTGCCTGCCCATCCTTGCCAAACCTTGCCCAAGTTTACCTCACATTGCCAAACCTTCAACCCACCACCGCGCAGTGTGCAAAAGTAAAAAAAGCAAAAAAAATTTCCCCAACTCTGCCCCGAAAAAATAAGGCTGCGCGGCTGGTATGCAATGCCGTGCTAAAAATAATATTTGCCAAGCGCGTGCCATGTGATAGGTTATTGCCAGTCGCAGGGCATGAAGCCGCGCGGCAGGCGGTTACAGCCGCCGGAAGGAAACAGCATGGACACTATCGAATACACTCTGCCCGCGTACTGGGCAAGCTACCTAATCAACGCAGACGCAACAGGGTTTGACATTGCAAACACTCCCGATGATCCAGACGCAGGAACAAGGGAGCAACTAGAAATTGACGCATGGCTGGAAAGTGAAGGCAACCCGTGTTTTGTGGATTGCGGCGAGTCTTATTTTTCATGGCGCAATGACGCAACAAATTTAGGCGGTGACGTTTGCGATTTTGTCGCATACAAAAACTAACAACCAAAAAAGTGCGCCCACGTTCGGCGGAAACAACATAGTTGAAGACCGAACACCCGTTACAGCGGGGGGCGCACAGAAAGGAAACAACAGAAATGAAAGCAACACAAGAAAACACGCACGAAAAAACCCTCGCCGCCATGCTTGGCATTGACGTTGAGGAAATAACAGAATCAAACTGGGATACCTACGGTTTGCAAACCTTTGAAGCCAACGGCGGAGAATACGCCATCGGCACGGATGAGGAATGCGACAGGGCTGCGGCGGACTATATCCGCGAAACCGTTTGGGCCTTTCAAGGTTGGTTCATTGCCGATCACGCCCCGCAAGGGTTGACGCCGGAAGATATTGACGCCTTGCGCGGTGATAAATGCGAGGATGCCAATGATGCACTCACCGCATTGATTGAGGCCGGAAGCGGCATGGAGGATTTTATCGACGCCGCAATCAACGCAGACGGGCGCGGGCATTTCCTCGCCAGTTATGACGGGGAAGAAATCGAAAGCGATTGCCGCAACGTGTTCGCGTATCGGATCAACTAAACGGAGGGCCAGCAATGAACAAAAAACGAACACCGCTTGAAATCGCAAAAAACCTTTTGAAAAATTCAAAAGAACAAGCCCGCCTTGCAAATGCTTTAGTGACGGCAATCGAACTGCGCGAATTAGACCCCGATTTTTTTGGAGGGGATGGCACGACAACCGTTGTGCAATTCGGTGACGGTCTTGTCGATTTTCGGCACAATGAAACCGGCGCGTTGCGCAGCTATCGGATAAAAGATTTGCCCAGCACATTGCTGGAAACAATCCAGCGAAAAGCGTGCGGCGATCCAAGGCGGATCAATGGCAAGCTATCTTTTAAGATGGGGCAACGCGCCATTGCAATGGAATTAAAAAACAGGGAGGGCGACCAATGACCATAAAAGCAATTTATGACAACGGCGGAGAAACCTTTGACCGGTTCACTGTCTATTATTCGGAACGGGATCACGGCAAGTTTTATCATGGGCGCGGAATGAGTGCCCACCCTTGCCACCCGCAAGGGTTCGGGCAGTGCTGTTCTGGGATGCTGGGAAAACACAACGGCAGGCGGATTCAGTTTGAGGAACTGCCGGTGGACTGCCAGAAACTTGTGGAATCTGATTTAAGGGAGGGCCAGCAATGAACAAAGAAATTGAAATTGTGCCGTTCAATTACGGCGAACTGGAATTGCCCCGGCAAGCATTGGAGGACTGTCACCATCAGGGGGCATGCGATGCAGACGTTGAACACTGGCAGCCCTTGATTGATTGGGACGGCCAAAGCATGGGCGCGGCAGACATTAGAAACGAATTGCGCGAATACGGCGCATGGGATGATGAGGAATTGAACAATGAAATTGAAAATCAAAAACGCATATTGTGGCTCGCTGCCGGTGATTGGCAGGAAAGGGAGGCGCACGCATGAAAAGCCTAACTTTATTAACAGCGTGCGCAGCCATCACGGCCAGCGCGGAGCCGCCAGAAAGTTTTTGGCGAGCCATGCACCAAGTTGAGGCCAGCGGTAGGGTTGGCGAGATTTGGGGAGACGGCGGGCGCAGCCTTGGCCCACTCCAAATCGGGCGAGCATATCACACGGACAGCCGGGTGCCGGGATCGTGGAACCAATGCAAGGGGCTGGCTTATTCACGCAGAGTGGCAACGGCCTACCTAAAAAGATGGGCACCGGGGGCGTGGGCCATTGGAGACTGTCAAACTTTGGCACGCATCCACAATGGTGGGCCAAGGGGGCACCAAAAGAAAGTAACGCTGGGCTACTGGCACAAAATCAAAACGGAAATGAAAAGGAAAGATTAAACCATCGGTCGGCATAGGTTTTACCGTCTGGGAAATTAACAAAAAAAAGGAAAGGAAAATACCATGAATGAAATACAAAGAAACATCGGGGAAAATCGCGGCAAACGGCGCGTTTGGATTGAAGGGAAATCATTAACTGATGGCGGCTGGGTGAAGGGAGTTACCTATTCACGCGAAGAAACAGCCGATGGGTTTGTGCTGACCCGAAAGGAAAATGGGCCGCTGAAAATTGCAGGCGGAGAAAATCGCCCCGTCATTGACATGTGCGGGAGGTATGTCGCCAAGGTTTTTGACGGGTACGAAAAGGTAAACGTGAAAATTGAGGCCAACAAAATCACCATCACGGGGGCCAATGCAGCAGCGATGTTGCTGGCCTTGGCTGCGTAAAGGAAAGGAAAGGAATAAGGACAATGAAAACTGAGCAGGCACTTGGACGCTGGCAATACCGATTCGCTAGGGCTGGAAAAGGTATCCGGAAAATCAAAACGGCAAAGATGGAATACCCTTGGCCAGATCACCGCCCTAACAATTATAGCTGGGTCGTACAGTTTATAGTGAATGGGGAAGTGATACACGAGGAATTAGCTATGGACAGGGACAGTGCTATTGAAATGAAAAGATTCTACACCGAAAATTAACAAATAAATGGAAAGGAATAAGGACAATGAAAACTGAACAGGATTATTTAGCACTCGCCAACGGCGATCATGCCAAAGCGGAAATTGACATGTGCGTTGACCTTAATCGGGAAATAAACTTACCTGCTGGCAAGCCCGCAAGCCTTGGCAACATAGCCGAGGGGCAGGGCAAGGCTGCGCGTAAAGCGCGGAAGCTCATCGCACAAGGGCACAGCCCGGACGCCATGCTGGACAATAAAACAGGACAATGGAAATGAAGTGCCCACACTGTAACAAAACCATACCACCATCAGAGATTGCCCGTCACCTGGGCAGCATCATAACTCCAAAGGCGTCAGCCGCCAGCCGTGCTAATGGCAAGCTGGGTGGCAGGCCAAAGGGAACTAAAAAGAAAAAGAAAACGAAAGGGAAACAGCGATGAACGAAGAAACTAAAAAGCGCAGATGCTACTACATCCTGCCAACACAAGACCCGGAAGTCTACGGCGGCTATGTGCCCAGCCTAGTGACTGAGAATGAAGCAGGACACGCTCCACTAATCGGTGATGGCGATCCATTGTCTCAGCCTTGGGTGTGGGGCAAGACTCTCGACGAAGCCGAGGCTTTTGCCGCTGAGAAGAACACCAGAAAGGGATTGAGCGAGGAAGATGTGCGCAATATCATAGCGTCATCCCTTCGGGCGCAGTATGCTGGGGAAAGTGAGGCAACGAAATGAGCGAAGAAGATCACTACAACGCCGCAGGGTTGGAGCTTGTGGACTGGGTAGAAAAGCACAAGGCCACAGTAGATGGGCCGTTGCTATGCACCCTCATCTTGGACACTGCCATCGACCTGAACTGCTTCGCCCTTGGCACAGAGCAGGCGATGAAGAGCGTGGACGCCATGATGCGGGAGAAGATTAGGAAATACAGCGAAAGGGAGAAGGGAAACAGCGATGAGTAAATCACACCAATTCACACCACAGGTTCGCAACTGGGCGAACCTAATCGGGAACGCAACCAGCGACAGCCTTGAGTGCTTTGAGTTCAAAGACAATGAAACCGGGGACGCCATGCTGGGGTTGATTCTGGGCGACATTGACTCTGATCCAGAGTCACCACTGCTGCTGCTGCACAATGACGGACAGTTTGAGTTCCGCCACGGCGGGGGGCATTCCATGTTCGTAAGAGACACGGCGAGTCAATTCGTTGTCATGGGCCAGATCATCGCCGCCTGCCATAGTGGCGTGGCGTTTGAAGTTCCTGACTGTCCGCAATGCAAACAGGAGGAGGTGGGCTGAACTACCCCCCAACATCAACCCACTGACATAACTAACGGGCACGACAATGGTATCTATTACAAAGCAGTTAAGATTAGGCGCAGTTGGCGACAAAGTTTATATTTTAGCTAACTCGGAAGAAATCTGGTCACATGCGTACCGTGTGAAGGGATTGCAGATTAGGCAAAAAGCACTAAAGGCTGTTAGCCTTGGGCGCAATGATGACTCTGTAATTAACATTACTGAAGTTGAGATAGTAACCTCGGCAGCACCTCCCGCTAAAAGAAAGCCAACTGCCTGCTCTATTTGCGGTGAGCTTGGGCACAACAAGGCAACATGCCCTGTGCGAGAACGCCATGATGCTAAGTTAGGAAACCAAATTTGATTTCGTTTCCTAACTTAAACAACCCAATTCAAGCAGGCCCACCGCTCCAAGCCGCCAACGTAAGGCGTTCGCGCCCTCTACCAGACGCCAAGGATGTGGGCCTGCTCCTTTTCTGCCCTTTTCTTTAGAGAAACACCATGTTTTTGCTGGTGGCTCATCCTATAGGCTCTATTAAGCTCAAAGCTCACAACCCTTTAGGGGTGAGCTATGAGCTTGAGCCTTGCTGACCTCCGCTGGTGTCTCTAAAAAACACCATGAGCTAAACCTGAATATAGTGACCTTCATTGAGCTTTGACTCCAGAATTATCCCCTTATCAATCGCCTTATCCACAAGTCTCTTCGCAGTTGCCAAGCTGCAACCCAGTTTCTCCTCCGTTTTTCTCGCCATCTCTATCTTTTTCATCTCGTTTTCCTTTTTGAACAGCCCTTTTAAGTCATCTGCATAGAATTTCTGCTGACCTCCCGCCTTCCCCTTAACTTTCTCAATGTTTATCCACTCCCCGTGCTTAAACACTGGGCAGTTCCAGTACAGCCCGAAGGGCGGGCAGGGTGGAAAGTTGCGTAGCACTGGGTCGATGGTGCAGCATTCGTGCAGGTTGCCGTCCTCGTCCTCTTGGTCATCGAGATCGACGATGGAAAAAATGGCGTCGGGGTCCCTAGCTAAACAGCCTGATCCGCTAATTCTGTCGTAATTTTTGCCCCCATCCGCGACTCCGCCTTTGCGATAGTGTGCCCCGATGACCACACAGACGTTTTGCTGCACGGCAATAGCTTCCAGTTCATTCATCAGCCCAGCCATATCCCCTGCATCGTTCTCGTTCCTGCCGCCCAGCATCTTGTAGAGCGGGTCAAAGACCACTAGCGAGTAGTTGGCGAGGCTGTCTTGGATGCGTGGGCGCAGGTCTTCGATGGCGGCAGCGTGCCCGCGCAGGTTCCATACGTCGAACTGGTGCCCGCTAACGTCATGCTCAGACTGGAAAGTGTAATGATCGCGCAGCATCTTCATGCGCTTTTGCATGGCGAAGGGTTGAAGCTCGAAGTTGAGGTACAGCACCCGGCCCTGCTCAGTCTCCCATCCCCACCAAGGGATGCCTTCGCTGACGCACATAGCCAAGTCCATAAAGGCCCAGGTCTTCCTCCCCTTGGAGCCACCGCCGATGATGAGCTTGGAGCCTTGGTGCAGTACGCCCTTGATGAGTTGTGGAGGCTCGACCACATTAAGGTCATCCATGAACGTGTTGCCCTTTACGATGTCGGGCAGTGGCGGGGGCAGTTCCATGCCAGCGGCCAAGGCGGCATTATCGGTGGCTAGGTTGCTTATGGGGCGGTAGTTAGGTGTGTTGGAATCCATCGGGTGCAAAGAATAGAAGTGATTGATAGACCTTGCCGCGCTTGGCGGATGGTAGGCGGCAGGGTTGGGACTCGGTGAACATCTTACCGTCACAACCTAGCTGCATGAGCGTCTGCTTGAGCAGCGGCACAGACTTGGCTGGTGGCATAGCGAACCACCCGTGCAGTGACTTGCCGCCTGTATCCACCACGGCGTAGAGCGGCAGGTACTTGTTGAGCCACCGAAAGACTGCCCCGATCTCTTCCTTCTTTAGCGTATCGGATTCGACGACGAGGTAGGGGCGGGTCAGTACGTTGGACTTGCTGCGGCTATAACTGTCCGGCTTGAAAGTTGCGGGGCAGGTAAACTGTGCGGGGCAGTGTTCTTCCCTATCCCATTCGCGCTTGGTGCGGAAGTTGTCGGCGTGTTCGGGGGAGCCGCTATCTTTAATGTCTCCGATCCAGATTA